CACACCAAGGCCTTAGCCAAGGAGCTTGAGATACCAATACTTGGATGCGTACAGCTAAACCGCCAAAGCGTGTACGACCAGCAGGCGGAACTGCATCACCTCAAGGACAGCAACGGGCTGGCAGAGAATGCGGACGAAGTCCTTATTCTTGACCGAAGAAACGCCAAGCTAAATGACTGCAAGTTGTATGTTAAAATAAGGAAGTCTCGTCGTGGATCAAACTCCGCAGACATTCCCTTTAAGTTTAATCCCAAGCACCAGTCCTTTCACTACGACCCGCCGGAGGCTTTGTAGATGAAACATAACTACGACCTAAAGATCCACAACGGCAGGGTTAAGATCTATGTGGACGGATATGTGATGTTCTGTTTCAACCAAATAGATTTCAAGGGTTACTACGGCTACAAGGATGATACCAGTCTCTACGGAATCGATGTGTATTTAATCGAGAGCTCGGGTGGTAGCGGTGGCACGGCAACGATGGAGATCTACTTCAAAACAAAGGAGAACTGGCTGGGGGTTCTCGATCTTCTGGAGAAACACCTGTGACACATACCACATGCATCCGCGCACCCATAGAGAGGACTACTCCAAGCACCGAGCAGTTGGCGGAGATTGCGTACACAGCAATGATCGAGGTGATGGACGAAAGTCTTGTCAATGGAAAGCACGGCTCCGGATCTTGGAATCAAGGACTAGAGTCAGACCCGCGATGGCACCTAGCTAGAGTGGCCAGACACGCCCTCCAAGCATTAATGATTTTGGATGGGGTGGAATTAAAGGATCAAGAGTCAGTGGCCATACACGCAAGAAATGCATTGGCTCGGTCTTGCCTAGCCCTTGCCCAAATAACGGGAGAAACCAAATGAATAAAAAAAATAATTTGCAAAGTAAACAACGGGTAATACCTTCCGATTTGAAGGCTGGGCATGGAGTTGCGGGAGATCCGCAAACGGGTCGATCTGTCTGTTCCTCAGTGCTAACTGACCATGTGAAACACCCAGCCTTCACTAATCCTACGCCCAGCATAACTGCTGAGCAGGACATCACAGCCGGAACTTGTCTCCCGAATGTTTTCACGCCCAATCAGTGCATGTCCATTATTCTGGACGCGACCGTTGCCCAGCTTGAGCGAGCCACGGTGCTCAAGGATGGCAAGTCCCAGACAAGCCTATCGAGAACATGCTCGGCTGTCTGGCTCCCCAGAACCGAGCGACTTGAATGGATGTACCAGAAGATACTGACCGCTGTGTTTAATGTTAACGATGCCAACTACCGGTTCAGTCTAAACGAGATCCAGTCGGTACAGGTGCTAAGGTACAAAGCATTCCAGCGTTTTGCGTGGCACTGGGACACATATGTTGGGAGCAAAAGGAAAATCACCGCAGTTTTTAACCTGTCCAAGCCGACTGATTATATCGGAGGAGGGTTTCAAATGTACGACAAGATCTATAATAAAAAGTATATGCGGGAGCAGGGTGCCGGCGTGTTTTTCCCTAGCTTTCTCATGCACAGAGCGAGGGCTCCTTGGTGGGGCGAGCGTTGGGTTGCGGTGGCTTGGATTTTGGGAGAGGACTTCCGGTGAGATCAGTTCGAGCGATGGTCGATGAGCTTGCGGAGGGAGCGATGCTCGTTACTAACTACGACGATTGCATTATTGGGATTGGGCACAGGATCGGGCTTCCTCCCTTGGTGGTTTACGACAAGGCGAAAATAATTTCCAAACTAATAGAGGATGACCAGATGAACCCCGAGGAGGCCGAGGAATACTTCAACTACAATATCCTTGGCTCCTATGTTGGCGAGGCTACCCCGATATTTACGGACATATTCAAAACCAAACCCATTACCGCCGCCGCGCGCGCAACGGCGCGATCACACAAACGACGAGTCTGACAGATGATAGACCTTGCGCGAGAGTGTCATAAACCTACCGGTGTGGTTCTTACCCCTAGCGAGGTTTTAACTGCCGGACATGTTGGCCTACGGCGCAATGCCGAAGCAGTCCTGAACAAGCGCAAGAACCGTTTCCCCGAAAGATATGTCGGCCAGTTATGGGGAAACCATATCGAGTCCGCCTGCGCCGAGCTATCTGTATGCAAGGCGTTGGGGGTTTACTGGGGTTGCGGGGTAAACACCTTTCATGTGCCCGACATTCATCTTACGGACATAGAGGTAAGATGGAGCTCCCGCGCCGACTTAAAGGTGAGGCCGGACGATTCCGGCGTAGTCGTTTGCGTTACTGGGCAGTGCCCAGAATATAAGATTGTTGGGTGGATCAAGGCCGAGGACGCTAAGCAATCCAAGTGGTACTACGGGGAGCCCCCGCCCTGCTATTTTGTGCCCCACAATGCGCTACAGGATTTTGCTTTGCTCAAGAAACAGTACGGCAGGGGAGGAATGGAACCTCCCTCGCCGACCCCTAGCGTCTTGCCGATTCGCCGATTCTAACTTTCGATTCTAGGATAGACTGCTCAGCCAACTGCGTAGCAGATGAGATGAGCACAAGACCCAGCGAGATTGCCAGACCAATGGCTACACCAACCGCCACAAGGGTGTGAGTCCTTACCTCATCGAGCTCAACTAGGTACTTCATCGCGGCACCTCATCGAGCCGGCTCTCAAACCTCACCCCGAAACGCGATTGAAGCCATGCATCAATCGATCCCAAGGCCTCTAGGGCATCACGCTTGTGGCGCGAGGTAATGGATTTCGCCAGCACCTCGTCCCTCCCTCGCTTTGCCATGTGCCGTAGATACTGCCACTGCTCCAGTGAGGGGCAGTCGCGGTTGCTTTCTCGGTAGGTCTTCTTCGCTCTCCTTCTCACGGTTCGCGAACTAAAGGCTGAGTTTACCACGCTCATTTTGCCCCCAACTTCCGGAGCTCTTCCAGAGCGAACCCACAGCGACTACCGACCCATTCACGGATTAAGCTGGCAACGCTTCGACCGCCCTGCAAATTGCAGATGTCCTCGAGTTGCTCGAGCACTTCTTTTGGCAGGGTAATGGAGAGCCTCGCCTCGCTTTGCGCTTTCTTACTCACTGGGTAGCTCCTTTCTCCCGCGACCGACAAACGAGTCGACGAGCTCTAATAGTTGCACCAGCTTGTGGGAATTCTTCCCGCGATACCTCTTGTCATCCAGCCGGAATGAAAAGCTGATCGAGGCGCGGAACCCCTGCTTATTATTCCCAGTGCATATTAACTCACAGGAATTGCCGGCACTCCCACTGCGCGTGACTTTATAGTCCTTCCATGAGCCTTGCAGGGTTTGCTCGTAGCTTTTCGCCTCCTTCTGGAAGGGCACGCTGTCGGGGTACTTGTGCGAGTCCTCAAACCCCAAGAGCTTGCGCAACGCCAGAACGGTGGCGCGCGACTTCCGCCTCTCGGAACCGTGCACAGTGTGCTCCAGTCCGGCAATGCCCTCGAGGACAAGCCCCCGAAGTTCTTCGATCAAGTAAGGCACCAGTGCCCTCGAGTCGTTGTTAAACCTCCATCGTGTTGGAACGCTCAGATGCTCGCGCAGTACCTGTCCGCATGATTCCTGTTCGATGGAGAATGCCGAGCCATGCCCCCCGTTCAGTTTCAAAATGCGTTGCAGTGAGTCTCCGACTTGGGCGGTGCCGGCAGGATCACCCGCCGATGATGTGTCCCCGTGCTCAACTCGGTAGGCGTTGCACTTCTTCTCAGCCCACGCCTCGAAGTCATCCCACCGCCTGTTCGCGCTGTGATCCCAGCGCGATCTAGTCGAGGTGATCGCTGGCGCGTCAGCCTCGAGCGTGCTCGTCACACCCGCGACCAACACTCGTTTCGCCCTCGCGGGGGGTAAGTACTTTTGTATGTTTGCCTTGTTGACCCACACGGATTCCGGAACGGGGCGAGGGGATCTCTTCTCCCTCGCCACGCCAACCGTGCCGTTGCTTTTTACTGTGACTGTGCTGTTCATGTTATTTGCTCCTTGCGTCCGCCCGTTCATCGTAGATGAACTGGATTGTGTTTACTTGCCTGTACCCCCGCGACTCCAACTCCGACTTGGCGGACTGTAGTCGGTGCTGAGTGTCGTGGGGAATGAGTACGCTACGATCCACATAAAACTGCCTATGTAGATCAGTGGCGAAATTAATGAGCTTCGCATCGCTCAACGACTTGAGGTGTCTTGTCGTGTCGGCCTTGCGCTCCGGAGCCGTGCGGTGGATTGCCTTTAACAAGGCAACCCCCGCGCGAATCTCTCGCCGGCCAAGACTTTTCTGGTCGGTGTTCATGGCGAACCTCTGGGTATGTCGAGCCTCTCACCAAACGGTGGCTCGATACTTTGAGTTGGGTCGCTGTGGATCGCCCAGACTGTCGGCACGATCTCGCTCCCCCAAGATGATGTCAGCCCGTCTGTGATAAACAGGTGCACCTTCACCTCCTCGCCGGTGGCGATGATCTCTTCGACCGCGCGGTCTGAGTCCCTAAAGTCGGTGCCCCCGCCTCCCTTTAGTTCCGGCAGGGGATCGCCATAGCTGTACTCCTCGAACCCGTAGTGCTGAGTGTCGCACGATCCGAGGAATACTTTCCCCTTAATCGACTGCGCCACCTCGCAAACCTCGCCCAGTGCCTGCTCGAACTGATCCTTATCAATTGAGCCGGAGGTGTCCACCGTCACCAAGATTGTGGCCAGCCCCTCGGAGTGAAGGCTGGGCAACGCAAAATCGCGGTGCCTGCGGGAAGGCCTGCGCCACGACCAGTCATCCCGACTGATCTCACTGAGGTGCCTTCTTAGCGCATCGCGCCAGTTCACCAGTGGCTTCTTGGCTTCGCCGAGAATCCGGTCAAGTTCAGCCGGAAGATTGCCGGCAAGGCGCGCAGTGGACTCGGCCACGGCCACCGACCCGTCAATCTTGTCGGACACCTCCTGTAGGGCGGACTCGCTCAAGGCCTTGCCCTGCTCGTCGGTGGGGTCTTCAACATCCCCCCAACCTGTCGGAGACTTGTCGGGCTTGTTACCGCCCGCAGCGGTGTTACCGTCCTGCTCCTCATCACCATCCTCGGCACCGCCACCCTCTCCGGCCTCCTCATCACCATCGCCCTCCTCCTGCTCCTCCTCCTCCTCGTCCGGTCTTACTGAGTTGCCGGCCTCCTGTGCCAGTAGCTCGTAGATTTGAAACGCCGACAGGCCTCGGTACTGCTCGTCAACCAATCCGTTGGGCGGAAGGTAGTACCCCCCGTCCTTAATAATCAGATTGATCGCGTAGTCGCACGCGATGTTCCAGAGCTTTCGATCACGATCCTCGCGGAACAGTGAATGCTTTAGGATGATGTGCAGGACTTCATGCACGATGAGCCCGACAACCTGTCGCGTTTCCAGCTTCGCGAGGAAGCTAGGCGCGAACCTTATCTGCCGGCCATCAGTGCACGCTGTTATCGCTCGCTCGTCGAGGATGCAGGGAACCCCTAGTGCCACCGACCCAAAGAATGGGGCGGAGCACACTAGGTGAATCCTCGCCTTGGACAGCTTGTCCTCGGCGGGGGTGAGTGTGGATGTGGATTTCTTTTTGAGTGTCTTCACTTTAATACCACCTTTCCTTATTTGAGGATGAGCACTTGCCCACGCTCCTCGACCCACTTGCCATAGGTTTCCCAAGTCGTGAAGTTCTCCACGGCCTTGGTCGCGCTCTTCACCGCAAACGCCTCAAACTCACCGCCAAGGCGGGGGATGTAGGCGAAGAAGTTCTCCGCGCATTTCTCATGCCCATGCAGTTTCAGCGCGTTTAACTTCGCGACGAGAGCACCAGTCAACGCCCAGCGAACCTCCGGCTTTTGGGGCAGGGGAGCTTTCTCGCCCTCGTTCAGCACCCGATGCGGTAGGTCAGCGAGCCCATCGTAGACATTAAGGAACCCGAACAGGTCGAGCCCCGCGCTCTGACCTATCGCTCCGGACAGCCACGCCGGAGAAACGAGTCCGGCCTTGACCACCTTGTCTACGGCCTCCCATGAGCGGGGGCACGCCACCTTCTTGGCAAACTCAGCGGTAGGTTCTTCCGCGAACCTGTCCGGTCTGAACTGCAAGAACGAGAGCACCTGTGGAGAGATGCCGGCACCAACCGCCCACTGGCTCCAGTGCTCGAGGTCTGGGAGTACTTCAATCGTCGCATCAAACCGCCCGATGAGCGGGGAGATGAGCCAACCCACACCGGCGCGGTCTGTGCGCGCGTTGGTCGCGCCGACAAACTGCACGCAATCTGGGATGCGCCTGCCCTCTACCTCGCGAGCCCAGATAATATGCTGGAGCCCCTTTTGCACGGCCTCGCTGGCTTGCCCGAGATCGTCGAGGAAGCACAGCGTGGGTTGGGTTGCGTTGAGTAGCCGGCGGAGCAGTCCGATGGGGTCGAAGGTTGCCTTGCCCTCGAGCACCACGGGGAGCCCCTTGTAGTCTGTGGGATCGCTACAGGCCGGAGTGTCGACCACCACGATGGGATCGCCCCCGACTTCTGAGCAGAGTTTCTTCCACGCGCTTTGAACCAGAGCGGTTTTGCCGACTCCAGCCCGTCCGATGAGTAGCGTTGAGATGCGGGATTTAAACGCGAGGTACAAGTCCTCCGCGAGCTTCCCGACCTTTACGCTGTTGGTTGTGTTACTGATTTTGTTCATGTTGTCTGTCCTCCTGTTTTTTATGTTTTGTTAGTGCACCCCGTTAATCGGGGATCACTTCAACCTCACGGGGGTGCCGTGAGGCTGACTGTGATCCTCTGCTAAGCAGATGCGCCAAGCGTGCTTTTTAGCGAGTAGATCGCCTTGAGCACCTCCTCGCTCTTTTTGACCGCATCAGTACGGGCGTATTGATTCTCGCGGAGCAGATCGGCATCCAAGTGCCCCGAGAGCCCCGCACGCACAGTCGCGATGGCCTCGGCTATCCGGCTATCGCCGGTGAAGTTGAGGGCATCAGCCTCGTCGAGTGCCTCGCGGATATTGCCGACGAGTGAGTCGCGGAATATCGCGTCCGACTTGGCCAGCGTGGCTCCAAACTTCTGGAGGCTTTCGATCACGCGATCCAATAGCTTGGCATGGCAAACGGCGAGCCTTCCACTCACCGCCTGCAACGCG